GAATCAATTGCAATGCGTGTTAAAAAGAAAAGAACAAAAAAACAATTAAAAGCAAGTGCAAATGAATCTTATGGTAAATTTGGAAGTAAGGCTCGTAAAAAAGGCAAGATCAATAGATAATGCCAACCTATGCTAGCACAGCAAACTTTGATTTTTCTATTGATGAAATAGTTGAAGAAGCTTTTGAACGATGCGGTTTACAAGATCGTACTGGGTACCAACTTAAAACCGCACGTCGTTCTTTAAATCTTCTTTTAGCTGAATGGTCTAATAGAGGACTTAATCTTTGGACAATACAAAAACAAACAGCAGCTCTTGCTGCTAACACCATTGAATTAAGTGGAACTGCTTTGTATGGCGCAACAGCAAGTGATGCTTCTCAAATTGTAGAAATAACAGATCTAGTTATTAGAGATTCTAATAATAATGAGTATTCTTGTTCACCTATCAGTAGATCAACATATTTAAATTATACCGTTAAAACTTCTGGTGGCAGACCTACTCAATTTTATTTTGAAAAAACAATTAATCCTAAATTATTTTTATATCCAGCAGCCGATGCTGCTTATACAGTAGTTTATTATGCAATGCTTAGAATGAAAGATTCTGGTGATTACTCTAATAATAATGAAATACCTTTTTCTTTTTTACCGTGTTTGACAGCAGGTTTAGCTTATTATATTTCTATGAAATATGCGCCTGATAGAATTGGTATTTTAAAACAAGTATATGAAGAAGAGTTTCAAAGAGCTGCTGACACAAATAGAGAAAATGTAAGCTCTCATTTTGTTCCTTTCATTGGTATTACAGGAGGAACTTATTAATGGGACGATATTCTTCAGGAAAATTTGCTTTACGAATTTCAGATCGTGATGGTTTTGCATATCCTTATAATGAAATGGTACAAGAATGGACAGGAGCATGGGTTCATAAATCAGAATACGAAGTAAAGTCTCCTTTATTAAATCCAACTAATCATCCAACCGATGCACAATCTTTACAACATGCTAAACCACAAGTAATTAGTGTTACCATACCTCTTGGAGGTATTTATATAAATGACGAACTAACTTCAACATCTATGGTAGATGGGGGATCTAATGGTGTTTCTCCTGCAATTGGAGCCAATCGTTTTCAAACTGTTATGCAAACTATACAACAATTTAATCCTATACCTGCACCAGGAGCTTTAGAAACAGTGCAAGTTAGAACAATGCAACCATTAAGTGGTAGTTCTCAAGCTAATCAAGACACTATAATAAACACACAATTAGGCACAGCAACGGTGGTAATATCATGACAACTTTTGCAGAACTACAAACACAAATAAGAAGTTATACAGAAACATCTTCTGATGTTTTAACAGATACTGTAGTTAATGATTTTATTCTACAAGCTGAACTTCGTATATTTAGAGAAGTAGATTTAGATTGTTTTAGATCTTACCAATTTACAACTTTAAGTATAGGAAACGAATTTATTGTATTACCAGGAGACACTCCTAGCACAATGGCTTTTGTTCGCACTGCATCTATATATGCAACTACAGGAACAACTGCTAACGTAAGAGAATATTTAGTTCAAAAAGATATTAGTTATATGACAGAATATTGGCCAAACAGAACATCTCAAGGTAAACCAAGATATTATGCTATGTGGGATCAAAACACATTATATGTTGCGCCAACTCCAGATGTCGCTTATAATATAGAATTAGCTTTGAATCGTAATGAAACAGGGCTTTCCGCAACTAACACAACAAGTTGGGTTAGTACAAATGCGCCACAAGTATTATTATATGCTTGTCTTATTGAGGCATTTAAATATCTCAAAGGACCATATGACTTACTTGCACAATACGAAAAAAGCTATCAAGAAGCTGTGCAAAGACTTGCAATTGAACAACAAGGAAGAAGAAGGAGAGACGAATACCAAGACGGTGTTATTCGTTTACCTTTGCCTTCACAAAACCCATAGGAGAAAAAAATGGCAATAGCACAAGCAGTTTGCAACACATTTAAAAGAGATCTGTTAAAAGGATTTCATGATTTTGCAAGTGGTGGTAGTACTTTTAAAATTGCATTGTTTACATCAAGTGCAAGTTTAGGAGCATCTACAGAAGATTATTCAACAAGTAATGAAATTACAAATACGTCTGGCTCTGCTTATTCAGCAGGAGGTCTTGCTTTAACTGGTCAATCGGTTACAGGTGGTACATCAGCATCAACAGCATATGTAGATTTTTCAAATGACCCTCAGTGGACATCTGCAAGTTTTACAGCTAATGGAGCAATGATTTACAACACAACTACTGATGGCGGTTCGGGAACAACGGATGCAGTTTGTATTTTAGCTTTTGGTTCTGACTTTACAGCAACCAACGGTACATTTACTGTTCAATTTCCAGCACCAGGCACAAGTACAGCTATACTGAGATTATCGTAAGGATTTAACATGGCATTGATTATCAATGATCGTGTTAAGGAAACCACGACAACAACAGGAACTGGAACCATAAACCTTGCGGGAGCAAGTGGCGGATTTCAAACTTTTGTTGCGGGGATTGGTACGACCAATACAACGTATTATGCTATTGTAGCTCAATCTGGCACAGAGTATGAAATTGGTATTGGCACAGTAACTGATGCAACACCTGATACGTTATCCAGAACAACAATACTTGAAAGTACAAATAGTGATGCTGCTGTAAATTTTTCAGCAGGTACGAAAGATGTATTTTGTACATATCCAGCAAAACGTGCACCTTCTCCTAGCATGGATGCAACGGCATATGTAACAACACACAATTCTACTTTAAGTGATGATCAAACAATAGACTCAGGAGTTTTAGCAGGACCTGTAACAATTACAGGGACACAAACAATAACAGGTAACTTGGTAATAATATAATGGCATCAGAAATTAAAGTTAATAAAATTTCCCCAGCGTCGGGAACTGCTTTCACAATGGGGGACTCAGGTGATACCTTTACGGTGCCCTCTGGCGTAACATTACAAAACAATGGAACAGCTGATGGTTTTGGTGCTGTTGATTGGCAGACTGGTGATATTAAAACATCTACTTTTACGGCAGTAGCAGGCAAAGGATATTTTGTTAATACTACTGGAGGAGCTATTACAGTTAATCTTCCAGCAGGAAGTGCAGGAGCACAAATAGGTTTATTAGATTATGCAGGTACATGGGACACAAACAATTGTACTGTGGCAGCAAACGGTTCGGAAAAAATACAAGGCTCAACTGACGATGCAATTTTTTCTAGAGATAGAGAAGCATTGCAAATAATTTATGTAGATGCAACTCAAGGTTGGGTAGTCACAAGTGTTGCAGATCAAGGGGCAACTCAAGCTTTATATATTTCAGCTTCAGGTGGCACAGAGACAACAAGTGGAGATTACAAAATACACACATTTACAGGCAGTGGTACATTTACCGTTTCCTCTGTAGGCAATGCTGCAGGTTCTAACACAGTTGATTACATGGTAGCTGCTGGTGGAGGAGGCGGTGGAGCTTCTGCTCTTCCAGGCGGCGGCGGAGGCGGAGGCGGAGGCGGAGGATGGAGAGCATCTTCTGGTACTGCTTCTGGTTCTTATACAGCAGGTCCTGGACCTTTAACAAGTCCTGTACCAGCTTTACCAGTATCAGCTCAAGGTTATCCCATAACTATCGGTGGAGGTGGATCTGGAGCATCAGGCGCACCTAGTGGTGGTTCTACTATTGCTACTAATGGTGCAAATTCAGTTTTTTCATCAGTCACGTCTTCTGGCGGCGGAATGGGAGGAATAAATTCAAGTCCTCAACAAACTGGTGGACCAGGTGGTTCTGGTGGTGGTTCTAGTTGGGAAACACAAACTGGAGGCACAGGTAATACACCTCCTGTTTCTCCTCCTCAAGGTAATGATGGTGGTGAAGGTAGTGGTGGTCCTACTTATCAAGGTGGACCAGGTGGTGGCGCTGCTGGAGCAGGAACAGACATACCAAACCCAACTGGTAATCAAGGATTATCTGGTGGAGTAGGTGCTGTTTCTCATATATCTGGTTCACCTGTAGGTTATTCTGGTGGTGGTGGAGGTGGTGGATCAAATGTTCCAGGACCTTCAAATTCTGGTCGTGGCGGTGCTGCAGCTTCCCCCGACGGAAGTGGCGGTGCAGGTGGCGGTGCTGATAGTACAGCTGGTGCTGCTGGAGCTACTAATAGAGGTGGCGGTGGCGGTTCAGGTGGAAGTGGACCTGGAGCTGCAGATAATTCAACTGGCGGTGCAGGCGGTTCAGGTGTCGTTATAATAAGATACAAATACCAAAACTAATGATATGGCAAATGTACGAATTCGTGATCAAGGAAAACTTACACTAAAAGACTCAGATAATTCT